TGTAGCGGACTTCCGGGTCGCGGCCCAGGTTGCCCACCAAAATGACTTTGTTAACGCTGGCCATTACGCGGCTTCCTTGAGCAGTTGGGGATGGGCGTGGTCAAAGTCTTGGATGACCTCGGCGAAGTACTCGCGAGCTGCCTTGACTTTGGCGATCATCTCGCGCTCTTTCTCGAAGTCGCGCTCGATGATCCAGGACGTGAGGCGCTGGTGTTCAGGAATTTGCGACACCAGGTGCATCTGGATCGGCTCGAAGCCGATCAGCCGCTCGGGCGTGTCGACCAGCGCGTAGTTCACCTCCCACTGGTCGGCGTCCCACAGCATCATGTAGCCGCGCATCTGCCACTCGTACCCGCTGTCGGTCGCGTCAACTAGCCATCCGGGGAACGTCTTCGCCGACCACGACGACTTCAGGTCATGACCGCGCTGCCGCTCGGCGTCGTAGAGGTCGCATTCACCTGTGAGCCATTCGTTGGTGCGGCGCTCGGCGTTCTTCACCAGAGAGAGGCCGCGCACGCGGTTCAGAAGGGCGATGGACTGATCCTCAACCTCCAGGCCCTTCTGTGTCTCCTTGCTGGAGAATTCGAAGTCGATGCCCAGGATTTCCTGCTGGGCCAATTCGCGGATGTAGGTCTTGGCACCGACCGAGAGGATTTCGCCGGCCTTCATGGCGGCGGCAGTCGGGTTGGCCATCAGCTTGCCGATGCTCGAGCAGCGGAACTTGATATCACGCATTGCTATCTCCTTGAGGTTGCTTGATCTCGGCGCCGCGCTTCTGCACCGCAGCGGCGAATTGCTTGTATCCATCCTGGTCGCGCGCGGCCTGGAATACCTTCACCCCGGCCTTCATAGTGGCTCGCAACTCGTCTTCATTGGGTGCGGCCTGGGCCCGCGTGACCCATTCGGTGCGCACCTCCTGCATGTGCGCCTCGCGGTCGTCTTCGGCCAGGTGTCGCACGAGCTCGGCGTCCAGGTCTTCGAGGTCCTGGCTGAACATGTCGCTGGCGGCCGTGACGTTGAGAACCATGGCGATCTTGGCGCGCTTGCAGGCCATCTTCAGCACGGTATTTGCGAGGTCGGCCGGCTCGGTCCGGATCTGCTGGATCGTGTAGTGGCCGCCTGACTTGCGCCCGTACTTCGTGCGCTTCATATCGGCCGGCGTGCCCTCGAATTCGGCATCGCATACTGCCTTGCGCCAGCGATACTTCTCTTCGTCGGTAGACGCCTCGCCCAGGCCAGAGCCGAGTGCCACGCCCGTGGCCTGGTGCCGGCCGATGCACTTCACGCGATAGCGCACGGCACCGGCCGTGGAAAGGTCGACAATCTCGTACTCATCGGCGATGCGAAAGGTCATGCACAGAACTTCGGCGCCGGGCTTCAACAGCGTCGGCTTCTCACCCGCGCCGGGAATCGCTCCGTAGTGCACGTTCGGCTTCATCACCGACCGCATCACTTCCTGGACGGCGATCACGTGGCGGGTGACGTCGGCGACAGAGCTACGGCCATCCTGCTGCGGGACAATGCCCGCCTGGCGGGCCGGTGCTTCGATAACGTCGTTCATGGCGTCCTCAGTATGAAATTTTGATGGAGGGGATTTCTCCCTTGGCGATCAGGGTGACGGCCAACTTGGCGCACTCTTCGGTCATGCCGCCCGCCACGAATGCAGCCAGCGCCGCGCGGTTGACCTTTCCCTTATGGGCCTTGTCAGCTTCACGGAGGGCGGCTTCTGCTTCTTCCGCAGCCTTGGCGTCGGCCTGGCGTTTGATCTCGGCCTGGCGCGCAGCCTCGACGGCTTGCTTCTCGCGTTCGATGGCTGCGAGGCGTTCTTGCTCGGCGCGCTGCTCTGCGGCGATCTTGTCCGCCTTGGCCTGGGCCGAAGCCTTCTCTGCCTGCTCGGCTTGAAGCTTCAGTTCCAGTTCGCGGCGCTCTGCTGCGGCCTTGGCTTCCTGCTCGCGGCGGATCACGGCTTCGCGTTCTGCCTGGGCGCGGGAGTCGGCTTCACGCTGGGCTTGCTCGGCGGCTTCGCGGGCAATTCGCTCTTCGCGCTCTTTTTGCTCGCGGGCAGCTTCCGCGGCACGCAGGCGGGCAAGTTCGGCCTGCTCGGTGTCGTACTTCTCGCGTGCCGCTAGGGCTTGCGTGAGCGCATCCAGGGTGCGGGCCTTGACGCGGTGCGCCTCGGCCTCGAATTCCTCCCAGGATGCATCCACGATGCGAGAGTTGACTTGCTCCAGCGTGGCGCGAAGTTCGGCAGCGTCCAGATCGCGGTTCTCGTCGGCACGCAGGCGGAACCAATCGAGACCCTGCTGGTGGCGCTGCTGACGCGCCTCTTCGGC